TACGCAGCAGAAGCCCCAGAACCGATGTTCAAGAGGCTTTGACCCACCCTGTTCAGGCGGGGCTGTCTACCTAGTGCCTGATCCAGACTGACGTGCATATTAAACCTTGTGGAATGCTGCTAATCCGCTTGAGTCAACAGTACCTGCGGTAAAGTTGCCGTACAGAATTGTTCCCGCCCCGAATGTTGTATTCAAGTTTGTTGGGTTGTCTACATTAGTAGCAGCAATTCCTGAAAGAGTAGTATCTTTTAGGATTTGGATTGCTCCGTATGTACCTGCTGGTGCAGCACCATTAGTTACAATTACAGATCCAGCGGAAGAGAACTCAAGAGCGTTATTGCGTGATTTTGCCATAGTCGTATTATATCATATAGGTTTACCGGGCTTGCCGGTTAACATAAGTCGAGAATCGTTTATTGATTGTTGTGTTGTTCATCTTGATATCGACCTTCTCGAGTTCAAGATTCAGATAAGTCCGGCCTATCTGTTCTTCGGCTATTGCCTCCTCCTGTTTGTTTTGTACCCGGAGGAAATCAGCATATACCGTATGCGCTATAAAATTGAAGAACTCAGCCGGAACCTCGGCACTTGAGTTATAGTAATCCGAACTGACAGTGAACGGAGTGAACTGCTTCTTGTAGCTGATGAACGCAGTATTGTCGTTTCCGCTGATGATGTTCAATATATTGGCACCATCCGCATCCACGAAGAATTCGTATTCCACTGCTGAGTTATTCAGGAACGCCTTCTTGCGGTGAATCCGGTTGAAGTCACCGATGGTCGTCTTGTTAGTCTCAGCGTAAGGAATAAGCTGTTTTTCGTCCACGGCCAGGACATCAGAGCCAGCCCGAGGTGTAAAAGTTTCAACAGCGGCAACGTCATCCTTCTTGTCCGAGTCAGCCTCAATGAACTGTTGTGTTCCGGCTGATACGGTATAGCTTCCGTCCGATTGCTTTGTAGCTGAAGCCGAGGTGTCGATTCGCCATGCGGATCCAGTATTATAAATAATTACAGTACTTGTAGTAACACCTTGATACACATCGGTACCGCCGGAAGTATTTGACCCAAGTAACTTGTAATTCTGATTAACGGATGTAGATGTATCCGATGTTGCTCCGGATAATGTCAGTGCGTTAATATCACGCTCCTCTGATATCACCAAGTACCTTGGCCAGATTGCGCTTTCATCAAAAGCCTCCTGGAATCTGCGGTTAACAAAGTTACCTATCTGGGTCTGTTCGTCCGGAGCTAGTTCAACTGCTCCGACTAGATTAGTTATCAGTGAGAACAGATCGCCATAGGTTCGTGTTTGCATTATGCTTTGTTCGGGCTAAGTTCAGGAATCTTTTTGTTAAAATACTGTACGAACTTTTTTGAGTGAACCTCATCGTGTCCGTATTTGTTAACTAGTCTAAAAAAGTCACGGGCCGGGATAGAAGCAACGGGCTTCCCCAGAACCGGGTGCGTTGTGCCTTTGAGTTGATTTGCTCGTTTAGCGGATTTGTTTTCTCTCTCCTCTTCGGTCCGGCGTTCCATCTCGAAGCCGAGTTTGATCTCACGCATGAAAGCGTCATCCACCTCGCCGTCCGAATAACGGGGGATTGAAGTAATAATATTCATAAATAAAAAGGTGGGGGGCCGAAGCCCCCCGACCAGAATTTATTATTGACCGGCAGTAATACCGTCAATGTACAAAAGTACACGAACGCGACCAGCGTTAATATCCGCTGGAGTTACTGTGTCATCGGATGATGCAGTCTTAGCGACGAAAGAAAGGCAGTTGCCATTTCCGCTACCGCTAATAGCTTTACCAAAAGCACCAACAATGTCAGTGCCTGTGTTTTGGAATGACTTGCCTTCGTTGGATGCTGTTTGAGCATCAACAAAAGCGACATAAGCATCACCATCAGCACTTGTGCCTCCGTTTAGAGTGCTTCCGTCCCCATCGCCTACACCAATGTTGAAGGCTGTGGATGAAGGAGTCCCATCGGAGTCAATAGCGGAAAGCGTCTCCACTACATCAATGCTTGCTTTACGAAGCGTACCCGCGACGTTTGAGCCATTGATTTGAAGATAGAGATGATTTTCCTGCGCTGCCCCATTAGTTGCATAATCAAATGAACCCGAGTTAAGCTCCAGTGCATAGTTATAACCAGCAGCCAATTCATTGACTGTAGTGATCTTGTCTAGATTTATAGTTGCCATAGTAATTTACCTCCGCGTTAATTAAGAAACGTCAGTGATCTTACCGTGAGCCTGTGGGTGGTAAACACCGAGGGTCAAGGCGCAATCAACGAATCCACGCTCACCGCCACCAAGATTTGGAAGGCGTGTAGAACCCATTGGGATCAATTCGTGGATACCTGCGTACTCAGGATTGAGAACGTAACCGGACATTCCTGTAGTAGCGGATGCTGGCATACAATCAGGGTTAGCGTTCACAACGGAAACGATACCGTGATCGGACTGATACAGGTCAACGGTTACCTTGATTTCGGCTTCACCGTTTTGCATCATTACACGACGCATATCATTTGCGGCGCTTGTAGAAACACGAGCGAAGTCAGAAACATCAACACGAAGTGCAGTATCAGCAACAAGTGTCAAACCATCAGTTGTACCTGTTTGTTTGAAGATGCTTGTGATAATTGCATTGAGTTGTGTTTCAGTAAACGCAGCAGTATCAACGATGCTGTCGGCTGGAGTCTTGAAATCATCAGGAATATCAGAGGATGCGCCAGCACCACCTGTGTTCGCAGATGACTCAATCCATTTACCGAGTCCGCGCATTTTGTAAGGAACGGCACCAGTCTCAGCCTGACGATCATTTTCAGAACAGATAGTCTTTTCGATGTCACGCTTGAGTTCACGGATTGCCTTCGCTTCAGCTTGTGCAACCTTAGCAGGGCCTACGGAATCAACCGCTTCCTGAAGGTCAGAAACAAGATAAGAACGACGGAACTTTTGAACGTAGTTACCAAGTCTAGCGCGACCAGCGAACTTGTCGTCAAAAGCAGTAACGTCTTCGCCCTCGGAGATACCAGCAGAAGATGGCTCAGCAAGGGAGTCAACGGTCCATTCAACGAAAGTTGAGGAAGCACCTTGTTTGTTAAGAGAAGAAAGAACCGGCGTTTCTTCAGGCGCAAGGATTGTCAGAACATCCAACAGATCCTCGCGATTCGAGATCGCTGATCCAGTTCCCGTTACCGCCTGTGGGGCGTTCGGGTCAAATGTATTTGAAATAGCCATGATTTATGGAATAATTTATCGATTAGTTAATTGAAGTTTTCGCATTTCGGCGTAATCACGAGGGTTGCCTGACTGTCGGAATCTCGCTTGAAGGTCCTTCAGAGCTTTCACATTCTTGCCGGGACGCTTGTCAGAACGAGCAGAACTACTAGGTCCTGTTCGTGGAGGATTCAATGCGGTGCCGGGCTTGCTGTCCTTGACTAGTTTTCTGCCGTACATGCTGTTCGCTGCATGAGCAAAGAAATAATCAAGCTGCCCTGCTATATCCGGTGCCTCCTTTTTGATAACGCCTTTCAGCTTCTCGAATCGGGGGTCCTTGGTTATAGCTTGGAACTGCCTACGGGTATCATTGTCATCGCCGGTCATCCAAGAAAGCTCCTCCTCTGCTCGCTTGCTAAAAGCGACCTCGAGTTCTTCACCCTTTAATCGGGCTTGAACTTTGCTTAGTTGATCCGGGAGGAATGTTTTCTGTGACTTCCTAGCCTGAAGTAGGTGCCGGCGTACATCAGCTTTGGTTAGCTCCTTGCCGTCCACTTCTGTGATGACATCATCAGCAGCATAAGAATCACTCTCGAACAATAGATCCTCTGCCCATTCAACAATTTGTTCAACCTCTTCGGACTTGGATTGCAGTTCTTCAACTGTTTCCAGGTTAGCGAATGGATTGTTGTCTACTTTTTTGCGGGCTTTAAGTGGGTCATCTTGTTCCTTGAGACGAGCCTCAAGTTCAGCAAGTCGCTCCTCTGCTGCTTTGCGCTTCGCGGTCAATGCACCGAATCGTGCAACCGCTTTGCTGCCTAGCTTCTCAGAAAGCTCCCGTAGTTCATCCTCGGACATAGTGTCCAAGTCAATCTGTGAAAGAACATCTTCGGAATCCTCTTGGATTTCCTCACCGGTTTCTACAACCTCGTTTTCCTCAGTTGTTTCTTCCGGTGCTGCTTCCTCGATTTCTTCGGTGACTTCTTCCGCTGCTGGCTCTTCAGCCTGCTTTGGAGTCAACTCCCCGATTCGTCGATTGGCAAAAGCCGAGACGGTCATGTTTGTAGCCACTGAACTTTGTTCTGCGTCAGCGTTCGCAGTCGTGATTTCGTCTGTCATAATATCCACTCATTTACGCCGAGAGATAGCGATGGGTGCATTATAGCACAAAGGGTTCAGAATGATTCACGAAATCTTGATTGCACCAATGGCCAGTCCGCCATTTGGAGAATCTGATCATAAGTTATGATACGCCCGGAGATCTGCTGAAGTTGATCAGTCCCGGCCTCATGTAACTCCGAGATAGTTTCCTCCCGGAGTTCGTGTATCATCTTTATGAAACGTGCGAAGGTTTCGTGGTTCTGTAGGGCTTTTACGTCGTCCTGTATACTCATAAATTCTGTGTATCAACATTCCCCATTTGGGCGGGTGCAGTTCCGACACGACCGATTTGGGCGTTCTGTGCTTGCTGCATCTGGAATGTGTACTGACCGGAATACTTCTGGAGACGCGCCTGGAATGCCTGATCAGTCTGCAAGCGTTGGGCAACATCAGGTTGCTGAATGTATTCCTGTATTACTTGTATCGCAATACTTGCACCAGCGGGTCGAGCCGGCATTTCAATACCAGCGAAGATCTTAGCTAAGTCATCCGTTACGTCCTTGACCACTTGCTGTTGAGCATCCTCCACGGGTTGCAGTACAGCATCCGCCATGACTGGGTCAATGCCAGCCGCGCCAATGTCCAGCAAGCTATCGAGATTCAGTCGATTGTTCGCATTGATTTGATTCAATGCAACGAACTGCTCAATCTTGCTTTTGACTGTATCCGGGTCCGTATTCTGCACATCGAAGTTAATCAGAATATCGAAGTCCTCATCCGGGTTACCCTTGCTGAATGTTTGTGGGTCCGGGGATCCAGTTACGCGGAAGAATACTTCTTCTGGGCCGAACCGCTGGAAGCATTTGAATGCCATCTTCAGAACCTCCGCCGCATGGCTCAAGAACTTGTCCACCAGGAACTGCTGCCGGACTTGGCTCATCTGTGAGCCTTCATCCAGTCCAACAATCCTGTCAGCTAGATCCGTCAATGTTTTTTCCATCTCGACGGAACCCTGATTGAAAGTTGGTGTCGGAGCGAAGTCCAGGTCCCCCTTACGACGGTACGGAATCATCCGACCCGGTCCCCAGTCATTCGGAGCTTGCCCTACTGGGTGCAATATAGGAGGAAGGGTAGCGAGACTATTTCTATCAATTCTGGAATCTCGCTCCACCTTTACTTGGTTCTGTATGCTTCGCAGTATACTAGGTATGGACTGAGCATCGTATAGACGCTTTGTGTCCTCTGATAAACGAGTCACTACCACGGGGTAATCCTCGTAGCCGTTCATTAACTCGAACTTAGCATAACCCGGAATATCAGCGGTACCAGTGAACTCCTTGTGGAATACAGTGCAGTAAATACCTTCTGAACCATCCTCTTCGTCGATGAGACGTTGGTAACCGTACACAATTTCGATTAGTTCTTCGGCCTCGTAAGCGTTATCGGATAAGCTGATCGAACGCCGGCCCTCTTTCTCTCTTTCGATTGAATAAATCTTTGTGCCTCGGTACTTGTCGATAACGTGTTCAACGAAGTCCTCGTCCCATCCGTCAGTGGCCACTTTGTTCTGTAGCTCCTGCGGAGTATAGTAAGTCCGCCAGAAACAATAAGGTGAACGCTGCGGGTCAGTTACATAAGGCGGAAAGAAGAAGTCCCCGTCCGGGGCAAGTGTCTTGACCTCGGGTGCATTGACCTGACGGCGAACAATCGGGAGTTCCGCTGTTCCGTTCTTGCGTAATTCTTTCAGGGCCTTCTTTGCTCGCTTCTCGCTTACACCATCAAAAGTATTCTGCAAAAGAATCACGAGTTCTGTGTCGGACTCCCCGGATTCAATCGCACGGTAAACGTCCGGGCTGATCTGAGCAATCTGCTGTAGATCAATCTCCTGCTTGAAGCTGCGGTCCTCGCGATGCCATCCAACGTAAGTCAAAAGAATGCCACGCTCCAGGAGGTAGTTCGCGCCTAGTTCCATTTCACGATAGAAGCGCGGGATGTACCCGGAGGATACCATCCACTTCAGGAAACTCGATACTAGTTTACTTCTAGCGATGTCAGTACTCTCAACCGGGAACGCCCGAACATTGGAGCGTTTCAATGAGGACATGAACAATGATACTAGACGAGTAATGCGTTCATCGATAACATGGCACTCAATATCGGAGGCACCCTCCCAGGGAAAAGCATCCGAACCGTGCTTACGGTGGTCACGGCTCTTGCCGGGCCAGAAGTTACGGCGATCATCGTACGAAGTACGGCATAGATCAAAGTACGCCTCGAGTTCGTTTACGGTTTGCTCGTATGCGTAATTAAGAGTTTTTACGTCGGGTTCATCCGACAAGTAGGTCAGAGCCTCTGATACTGAATCATTGTTCATTTATTTTGGATGGGATGGATTTAATCAATCGCCTAATGTATGTCTTGGACACGCCAATTCTATCATATAGGTCCTCAGTTGACATAGGCACCTGAGTCTCGTGCTTAACGTGACGCTTCAGAACCTCAAAAGCCATGAAGCGATCCGATTGTTCCCTGCACCAATTTTGGCTTTGAGTTACGTCATCATGCTTTGACATATCGATAACTGACTCCTGACTCATCCTCAATTGCCTCAAAGGTAATACTCTTGCCTACCATTTGACCCTGCCACCTACGGGGGATCATCACGGGTACGCGCTTGCCTATTTCTTTTGAGTAAACGTAGTTATATCTTGGGTTCGGGCATTCTGATAGCACCTTGCCAATGTAGTTATGCGGAATGATCTCATCAATGAACAAACCATCCTCGACGATTGACTGCCCCTCCTCGGACAACCAAGTATTCTTTCCCTTGCCGGTTATGTACTCCGCTGGGACTTTTTCTTGTAGTATTTGAAGAGCCTCATCGAAGCTGACCTCGTAATCATTAGCTATTTGAGTTAACTTTACCTTTGGCATTAGTACCCACCTCTGTCTTTCATTGTTGTTTGCATATCGGAGTTACTGAAGTAATCCGGACCCATACCACCATTTGACATACGCAGGTAGCGGAGCGTATCAAAGAAATCCTTCAGGGCCTCGTCACTTTTGCCTGAAGCGTTATAGCTGATGATGCTTTCAATAAGATTGCCGCAGTCCTTGTGAACGTAGCACCTTGGCCGGTTAGCCTCATCAATATCGTAGTTCGGGTTATAGAAGAACCATTCGTCCAATGCAGTGGCACCAATCTGCTCAGTCTGACCATCGGACGGAATAAAGCTGAAGCCGTAATCATAGAAGCTAGTGAAGAGGTCCGTATTGTTTTCATTCTCCTTCGCAAAGAAACGGGAGTCCCCGATCCGCTCCATGACCTCAATGCCGAGTTCCTCCTCGATCTCCTGAAATAGTTCGCAGTACCTTTCAACGTCGTATCCCATCTT